CAACATCCAATCCCTTAAAAGAATCATGCTGTGCAGTTTCACTAAAAAATGCCTGTTCGGTCATAATCAACCGCCCGGCATTATTTTTTGAAGTATTCAGTTTCTTTGCAATCTTGTCTATGGTTTTCTGTGGATCCTGACCTAATATAATCCCTTGTGTGAAAGTAGTGTTCAATTCGTTCACTAACTTCTGTTTATTCTGCCATATCCTATCAGAAAAATTCTTTCCATCAACCGCCCAAGGTTTCCCGATTACTTTTGCAATCGTCTTTTCATCCAATGCCCCAAAATCCCATCCAACACCAAAACCTTTCTGAATTTCAAAGGCGGTTCTGTAGAAACCATCTTTGTATATTCCTCTCATAGTCTGATCTATGGTGTCAAGCTGATTTCCGAAAAGCTGTTCCACCTGCTGCTGCATTTGTAACTTGATTGCTTCCAGTCTGCTAATGTGGTATTTAGCGGATGCGTTTTCAAGCTGCTTCGCCCACATACCACTAATTGCATTTTCTTGACCGTATCTTATATATTCCTGCACATCCCACTTTAGTTCCGCAAGCTGTTTTGCAGACAAGATTTTTCGTGCCTGTGCAATATCAACACCATTGTTATCCGCAAACCTACCATACCACGCTTCAATCTTACTTTCAATCTGTCTTTGTGCTTTCTGATATAGCTTTTCAATTTCTGCATAAGACTGTACCCCTTTACTGTGTTCAATCTGTTCAATCTGTTCAAACCTCTTTTTCCAGTATTCCCTATTCTTCTTCACCATCTAATTCACCGCCCTTATCATCTGGGTTGTTCTGTTTTCCGAATGGATCATACTGTTTTTCCATTTCTTCCTGTTCCTTCTGTTTCTGTTCTGCTATTCGGTCAAGTTCCTTTTGCACATCTTCCACCCAAGGGTGCATTGAAAGGATGGTTTCAAGTGAAAGAATATCCATTGACTTCTGACAATTATCAATCGTTTCTGATTCATTCACCAAAACATCACGATTGAATATGATTTCTACTTCTTCACCCTCAAAATCTCCCTGTCCGGTATTGGCAAGGTGTGCGTTCACAAACCAAATGATTTCCTCAAAGGATGCTTGATATTCTGTTTCTGTATCGTCTGCATCATTGTCAATATCTGAATACATTGATTGAATGTTCATCTGGTTAGGGTTGCCGGATAATCTATCATCCTTTGCATCATACCCCATGCCATTCTCAATCAATGCCTTTTTGAATATTTCCACAATGACTTTATAGTTTTCTGCATTTACGGTAATTTCTAAAGTTTCAACCCCACCTTTAGCGGTATCGTCATTTCTGACCTTTACTGCACCAAAGGTTGCAAGATTCTTTCTGAACTCTCCAAGGTTTTCACCATCATAGTTTTTCAGAATGAGAATTGTATTTCTCGCATCTTCCTGCATATTATTTTCAAAATCTGATAACATGATGTTTATACCATCCTGCAAAGACTTTACTCTTTTTAAGAGTGGTATTTCATCACTATTGCATTTGACCGGAATAAGCGGAACCTTTGACCAATTAAGCCCGGTTATTTTTCCGTTTGCATCAGTCATTGTCACATGGGGTATATCTGCACTTTCTCCATCTACCACATCCGGCACTAACACCCCTTCATCAAAAATAAACTTATGGATCCCTTGCAGATCATAGACCTCAACTTTCTTTACCACTTTGGAAATAGTACCCTCATAGGCAATCGTCAAATACATCCTCACACCATAATCCAAAATGGTATGCTCTGAATCTTTCCAAAACGGTAAAATCTCATAAGCCGGGAATAAACGAAAAGCAAACTTTCCATCCTCTGTATAATACGGATATAACCACGCTAATCCACCATTATACGCATATTTTCCGCTATTCTTCAAAGTACGCTGAAAACTTTTATTGAACACTTTTTGTAAAAGTTCAATGTATTGTTCATTTTCTCCATGAACGGAAATAGGCTGACCAAAAAGGTAATTTGTCTTTTGGTTCACTAATTTAGCATACTGGTTATCTATAATGTGGTTGTTTGGAAGATTTTCAACTTCTTCCAAATCTCCATTTTCACCGATCATGGTACGCTTGCGTGTCAATATATCATGTTCATTTTCATAATATAGCTGACCTTTAAGCTGCATAATCCTTCTGGGTGAACATTCCCACTTGCTTATTTCCTTTTCCAAAAACTCCCGGTCTGTCATATTCCCATGAACACCCTGTAAGATAAAATCACTCACTTTCAAGGTCAATCGGTCTAATAAACTCCCAAACATGGTATTTTTCACCCCTTTATGTTCTAATAATTTCAAAATCCCACAAAATAGGCATTTGTGGGAATATCTGTTACTAATTTGTTTCTTTTAGTTAAAACTGTATGTATTTCCTTTACTATCATCCTCATGTGCATATCTCATTGCATCCATCAGATGATTAAAGTCATCAATCGGTTTGTTTATCTTTCTTCCTGTTTTCGGATCGCTATCCCATTGATAGTTTCCGATCTCGGTCAAAAAGTTCACACACTTTGGATGAATGAACATATGATAATCCTGCAAAAAGTCAATTCCATTCAAAATACTGTCTTTTCCTTTTCGTGCTTTCCTTATGTGGTCAAGCCCTAAGGTTCGCAATCTGTCAATGCTCTTTGGTTCTGCACAATCGGCTATGATTCTTTCTTTCTTATAACCCATCCTGATTACTTCATCTGCTATCGCTTCATTTGTCATACCTGCTTTATACATTTCATCAAATACCCATATTGTTTTATTTGAATGGTCAATCATACCGCAATATAAAGCACTCGGATCATTCGTATATCCAAAATCCAAACCAAAGGCTGACTTTATGCCGGATAATCCTCTTATATCGTTCAGACTGAACAGTTTTTCTTCCCAGTTCTCATAAACAAGTCCGTCAACAATTCCCCAATCACCTAATCCTGCAACTTTATATCTGCGTGGATTCTGCTGTTTCATTGTTTCAAAAACTTTTTTATCTGCATCATCCAACCACTCGTTGCACATATAGTTGGTTGTCATGGAAAGAATGTCATTATCTGTTTTATCGAAGAATCGTGCTTTTAACCAATGGTGTTCATTCCAAGGGTTGAAAGTTAAAGTGATCTGCTTGAACAGTCCGGGTGCAACTTCACCACGAATACTTTCATCAAGCATATTAAAATTATCCTCTGAACTGATTTCATATGCTTCTTCTATCCACATCCAACAAAGGGAACCATGCTCTACTGTGATAGATGTTATTTTCAAAGGATCATCTAATCCCCGGAATAAAATCTTCTGACCTGTGGGTTTATAAGTAAGTTCAATCGGTGATTCTTTTACATCCCAGTGTGCATCAACTCCTAATCTGTGGATAGCCCATTTCAAATCCGTAAAACATGAATCTTTTAGAGTACGAAAAACTTTTCGGACTACAAGGGTATTTGCATCTGGGTATTTCATCATGTTTGTAATAAACCAAAGGGCAGCAGTCTTTGATTTCTTACTGGCTCTGCTGCCCTTAACTACCCGATACCTGCCTTTGTACTTCCAAAATGTTCCGTAACCCTTTCCAACTACATCCGGTAATCGAAGATGTAACTTTCCGTCTGATCTGTTTGTGTACTGTTCCGGGTATAGCAACCGTTTTTGATAATCAAAAACATACTGTGAACTAATCCTCAAGGTTATCTTCCCCGGATATGACTACTGGAAGTGCAACATTCACATCTAACTTATCATTCCACATACCCATGTGCTTTCCAAGTAGTTCAAGTGCTTTTAACTTTGATGCAACTTTTACTTCTCTTTCCTCACTATACCCGGTATCTGATTCAGATTTTTTATATTTGATGGATTCAATGCAAGCTAAATCATCATCTGTTGCACCAGTATTTATTTCACCGTCTGCGTTTACAATATCTGTCATTTTCATAAAAGCGATTCTTGCAAGCTCCAATACAATACGATCCTGACTTATCCCGGTTCGTTTGCTGCGTTCTGCCATTTTTCGGCTGACCACATCCTGCACACTAACATTTGCTAACAATCTCGCTCCCTGTTCATTTGCCGTTTTTGCTGAATATCCTGCCCGAATAGCAGCCTGTGTTGCATTTAAGTCAATCAGATATTCTTCTACAAACCGCTTTTGTTTTGCAGTAAGTTTTGCCACATAGACCACCCCTTTCTAAGCATTTTCAAACAAAAATCCTCTTGAAACAATCATTTCTGACTATTTCAAGAGGAATCTATATTATGGCAACATTTCACGCTTGCATAATATCACACTTTTATATGCTATTGTATGCTAACTTTTCAAATTCCTGTAATGCGTGACCATGTAAATGTATAACATGATCATAAGAATAGCCTGTTTCAACCGCTATTTTCTCAAAATTTTTATACTCAACATACCGTTTGAACAGAATATCTATGTATATTCGTTTTGGAAGTGATTGAATTTGATTGATGATTTTATGCTTTTCGTCTACAAAATTATCAATCTCTCTGTTTATTTCTTCCTGAAGGACACATATTTTTTCAATCGTCTTTACAAAAGGTGCATCACCTTCCGGGCTTGTCTGCACTCTATCCTTAGAGTAATCAAAAGAACCGATAAAAGTAAGCATATTCTTTAGATTATCCATTTCTGTAATCTTTTGATTGATTATGGTATCTAACTTCTCTAACCTCTGTAAATATTCTTTTGTTGTCATATCTTCAACCGCCTTTCTGTTTTTGAAGTTACAGTTTAGTTACGGTTTGGTTACGGTTGAAATACTTATATAAAAAATCCGTAACCCTTTTATTTTTCAAGTCTTTGCTATTTTAGGTTACGGTTAGTTACGGTTAAAAGTCCTATACTATTATATATTTTTCTTTTTATTATACTTTTTATATTAAAAAAAATATATTTTATTAAAG